GGAAGCGTACTACAAGAACACAGAAATATTCAAACACCTTTATGATGAGACCCTACGTGCATCAAAATGGATGGCTACCGAATTTGGTGTCCCTCTATGGTGTGCTGGGTTTGGTGTCAGAAACACCCATAGAATCGCTATAGCACCAAATCTATCATCGGCACTGATATGTGGCTCCGTATCGCAGGGCATTGAGCCAATATACAAGAATGCGTATGTGCAAAATACTGCCGCAGGTAAAATGGATAGAGTTAACCCGACATTGCTAAATCTTATGAAAGATCGTGATGTATATTCCGATGAGACCGTGAAAGATATTATATCACATAACGGATCGGTGCAACACGTTGAATGGCTAACTGATGATGAGAAATCGGTATTCAAGACAGCATTTGAAATTGACCAGAAACAAATCATTAGATTAGCGTCTGCTAGACAGAGATATATAGATCAGGGGCAATCGATCAATCTGTTCTTCTCGGCTGACGAAGACGAAGAATATATTAGCGAAGTGCACAAAATGGCGTTCAAGGACCCGTATATCAAAGGTTTATACTATATTCGTTCAGAATCGGGTGTGAATGTTAGTAAAAACGAGTGCTTAAGTTGTCACGGTTAAACAACAAAACAACATAACATATGCACATGACAAAGAAAAACATAAAAGAGGAGTGTTATAATTGCGATTCATATTTCAGTATAACATATCAAGTAGAAATGGTTTCTAAAGACAACCCAGTACACTGCCCGTTCTGTGGTGAGTTAATAGAAGAGTATGACGAAGAGTTTGTAGAGGAAGAATTGGAAATTGAAGAAGATTGGGACTGAATATAGCTTAGTGAACGGAATAAGTTTAGATGATGTCATTAAACTTATTCCTAATTTCGACTTATTAACAATAGAATTCATGCAATATGCAAATAACTACTGGCTATGTGATGTAGATTTAAGTAAAAACATATGGAACACAAAAATATTCAACTCATGTGATAGAGTTTTATGTAAGTTCGATTATCCATGTGTGTTTACAAACAATGGTAGGTTTTTTGCTAGTCATATAGATTGGAACATTGGTATAGTGAATTCTATTGTTATTGGTGGTATTACGGAAAACAAATATTGCTCAATAATCAAGATGTATAGAACCGATATCGACAAACAAACAATAATGGACAAAATAAAAGAATATGAAAACTTATAAACAATTTATTGGGGAAATGTCTCAGGACATCGGATCTCCGTATTCGATCGTTAATTCTGACATCAATACCAGAAAACACAACTATAAGCTAACTCATAACGACCCAGAACACCCATATCAAGTTGATGTTCCTGGAGTAAAAATACATACCAAAACTCATGGTACTAATATACACATTTCGACTAATGATCATGTTGAAAAACAGCTCATTCATAGAGCAGTAATAAAGCACCATAATGCACACGAAAACTCCTTGCCATTTGAGCACAATACTCAATCTGAAGTTGATAGAGTTAAAGGTGGAAAGTTGCCTCGTGGACACGCTAAAGCTGTAATATATCATCATATGGAGCATAGTGGACTACCTCTAGTAACATCTAAAGAGCAATTCACAACTGGTCATGATATGTGGAGGGATTTAACACATAAAGCATTGGATGATGGACACCATGTATATCATTTCGATGGTAAACGGCTACACAAAACTAACAATGACAACATACACAAACATTTAAAAAACTCATTCGGTAAAGACGAAAAATTTAAAAATAGACATATGATCATATCTAAAAAACCATTGGATATTTGATGTGGTCATACAATGGTGATGCTGTCGAAGTACTTCCTGATTGTGTCGGGTTTGTGTATCTTATAACCAATCTGACTAACAACCGGAAGTATATCGGTAAGAAGCTATCACACTTCACAAAAACATCTATTAAAACAGTAACACTAAAATCTGGTGTGAAAAAGAAGAAAAAGATAAAGAAACAAGTGGAATCCGATTGGAAAACATATTGGTCATCATCTTTAGAATTACAGAATGATGTTAAAATACTCGGGGAAGAAAACTTTACTCGTGAGATATTATTCTACTGCACTACTAATGGTAATCTATCCTATACAGAAGCAAGAGAACAATTTGCAAATAAAGTTCTCGAATTCCCAGAACTATGGTATAATGGGATTATAGCCTGTAAAATACATAGGAACCATGTCAAACTATAAGGAAAATAATGAGTCTACTAGAACACATACGAGAATTAGCTGAGCGCCCATACGATGGGTTTATATTTTCACCACACGAAGAGTTAGACGGACATACCCACATAGAAACATTCACATACAAGGATCCGGGTGAAAATGTAGGGGGATCTAAACTTGGCAAACTATATGAAATAGTTTTCATGGATAATAACGAACAAGGAGAACTAGAAATTACCGACGATGGGTTTGATGCTATATTATCAAATCCCGTAATCTATTTGGAACATCTTGTTAAATGTGGATTATTTGGCGTGATTGGTAGAAAAACAACCACGTCAGACATATTCTTCGATTCTATTTTCGAATAAGGTATATTATGTTACTAATTGATCTAAATCAGATATTAATATCTGGTATAATGCCACAAATATCAGCAAAGAATGCTAAAACACCAACCGAAACCGATATTCGGTATATGGTGCTTAATATGATACGAAAACATGTTAAAAACTTCAAATCCTATGGCGAAGTGGTCATATGCTGCGATAACAAAACATATTGGAGAAGGGAAGAATTCCCACACTATAAAGCTAGTCGCGCTAAAAATCGAGCCAAATCAGATATTGATTGGAAACTGGTATTCGAAATGATGACTAAGTTTAGACAAGAACTTAAAGACAACTTCCCGTACAAAGTCATTGAAGTTGATATGGCCGAAGCTGATGATATTATAGGTACTCTAGTGCCAAGACACGCATCATCAGAAAAGATACTAATACTCTCGGGGGACGGTGATTTTTTACAACTACATAGGTTCGATGGTGTTAAACAATACTCTCCTATGAAGAAGCAATACCTAAAGTCAGATAATCCGACACTAGAACTTAAAGAGAAAATCATACGAGGAGATAGCGGCGATGGTATTCCTAATGTATTGTCACCCGGCGATTCGTTCGTTCGGGAAATTAAACAAAAGTCAGTAACAAAAGGAATACTCCAGAAACTATTGAATGAAAACTATACAGATTGGGAAGATGAATACCATAAGACTAATTATATTAGAAACCAAAAACTAATAGACCTGTCGTTTATACCAACAAATATTAAACAAAGTATCATAAAGTGTTACGAAGAAACAAAGCCAGCTCCACGAAAGAAATTGTTGGACTATATGTTCAAATATCAACTCATAAACCTAATTGACGTAATGGAAGATTTTTAATGAAAAATATATACGAAGTACTAGACGAAATCGAAGAAGCAAAGACCCGACACGATAAGATGAAAGTGATAGAGAAGAATCTCTCTAAAACTCTCGTCGATGTGTTCACCCTAACTTATCATCCACAACACCAATGGCTGATCACCGAAACACCACATCAATATGTCCCGGTCGATGTTATCCCAGGTATGGCATCAACACAACTATCTACAGAACTCCGTAGACTATACCTATTCCAAAAAGGACACCCACAAGCAGAACAACTAACACCAACACGACGCGAAGAACTATTAACACAGTTCCTAGAAGCAATTGAACCAAGAGAAGCTGAAGTCGTCATGGGTATCTTTAATAAAGATCTTGGTGTGGATGGTCTTGATTATGAATTCATTAAAGAAGCATTCCCAAACATGTTGCCATAAAACTTGACAATGTACTAATTCATGGTATAATACACCATACATTATTAATCAATCGGTGATACATGAAATTAGTACAGACCAAATCAATCCTCGCCAAACTAATGGCAACAGAAAATCTTATCGTTGAACAACGAAAAGTCCGAACAGCATCATTCGATGTGACTAATCGTATCCTGACAATTCCGATACTAGACGATAAAATGTCACCCGACCTATATGACCTATTCGTGGGACACGAAGTCGGACATGCACTGTTCACCCCCGAACAATTGCTAAAACAATGCCAAGAACAAAAACTAACATTCTCAGTGATGAACGTTATCGAAGATGCTAGAATAGAACGAAAAATGAAAGCAAAGTATCCAGGTCTAAAACAACCATTCATTATTGGATATAAAGATCTCGTGGATATGGAATTCTTCGAAATAGATAAAGAAGACATGGGGTCACTAAACTTTATCGATAGAGCTAACCTGTATTTAAAACTTGGGGTGGCGTCCGGTATCGACTTCATCAATAATACAGAACAAGACCTTGTGGAAGAAATAGTTGGGTGCGAAACTATAGAGGATGTGCTAATCACAACCAGAAAAGTCATGGACTACCTAATAGAAGAAGATAAACAACACCCACCACAAAACGAGGGGAGTGGCGATGAATCCGATGAATCCGATGAATATAGTAATGGAGAGAAAGAAATAGAATCAGAAACAGATAAGGCACTACGCAAAAATCAAAGCCAATTGTTCTCGGATGATAATATGGAATACTACTATGGTAATGTTCCTAAAATTAATGCTAAACGTATTATAGTGAGCCGTTATGTTGTGTGGGGCGAATACCAATACCACCAAGAGGTAATGCACCCAGAACTATACGATAACTGTAGTGACATGATAAACGAGTCAAACTCACTGTACCAAATGTTTAGAACGGAGTCAAAGAAGGTAGTATCGTACCTAGTGAAAGAGTTTGAAATGAAAAAGAACGCTCAACAACTTAAGCGAGCTTCTATCGCAAAAACTGGCGAAATTAATATGGAGGCAGTATATTCATATAAATTCGCGGAAGATGTGTTCAGAAAACTAACCGTAGTGCCAAACGGGAAATCACATGGATTAGTCCTGTTCCTAGACTGGTCAGGATCAATGGACGAAAACCTACACAATACAGTTAAACAACTACTCAACCTAGTTTTGTTCTGTAAACAAGTGAATATACCTTACGAAGTATATGCATTTACTAATAGATATGGCGATGTACAACAACAGGCGGTAGATGGGGATCTGGAAATGTTCTCGGGTGTGAATATGCTAAACATGCTGTCTAATAAAATGACAACCAAAGAGTTTAATTTCGCAGTACGTTCTTTACTCGATATATCTAAAAACATATACATATTATACCAGTACGTACCACACATACTATCACTAGGATCAACACCACTCAATGCGGCTATAGTAGCAGCAATGCAAATCGTGCCAACATTTAAACAAGACTATAAACTGGAAATAGTTAACACTGTGTTCCTAACCGATGGCGACTCAGATTCATCATATAAGATACACTATACAGACAATGACGGTGTCGCAAGAATAGGTATAGACAGAGATTATGATACTGACTTTAGAACAGACAATAGATCCCTTATTATACGAGACCCAAAAACTAAGTACTACGAAACTATAAAGAATATGTACGATGGCCGACGCATAACCTCAGCATTACTGAGAATGCTAAAATATACAACACAATGTAATGTAATAGGGTTCTATGTAGTCAATAGACGCAATACAGGTATAATAGAATATATGTTCCCACCATCAAAACACAACGCAGTAAAGGCAGAATTTAAGAAAAACAACTACCAAATAGTTACAACAGAAGGGTATGATGAATACTATCTACTACGCGCAGATGGCCTTTCTATAGACAATGAAGAATTTACAATTAAAGAAAATGCAACAACTCGCGGGGTGGTGTCCTCCTTTGCAAAGTTCGCCAAAAAACGAACCAACAATAGAGTAATACTAAACCAATTCATTAAATTGATAATATAGGCACAACATGAAACCATACTCATACCAACATAACAATAAACGATCTGAAATAATCAACAACACTATCGGATACACCATAAACTTCTATGAGGATAATGTACTAGTACATAACAGAACTATCAACCATAACGAAAACCCATACACCATCGCCGAAGACTTCGTTCATGATGGCGAAACCAGCCCTAAACTACTAAGAGATTAATATGACACACTTCGTGAAACCACTAAACAAAAATGCTGTAATTGAAATGCTCGACAAAGAAAAAGTCAGTCAGGGCGGTATCGTGCTAACTCGTAATGACCCAAATGAAGTTACCAAAGCAAGAGTGCTAGCAGTCGGCGTCAATTGCCAATACATCAAAGTCGGCGATATCATCATGCCTAACTGGAACGCCGCTATCAAATCTGAACAAACAAAAACCAACGCACTCGATGACACCTTCTTTATCATCAACGAAGATGAAGTAGTAATGATCTTCGACTAAACACACAACATCCCGAAATCCGTGCTGCATGTACAATAATGTGCAGCACTCCATCAAAACATACCACAACAATATACATCGACCCTCGGTGAATTTCCCCGGAAAAAAATTCAGCACATCTCAAAAACCCCGGCGGAAAATTTTCGGAATCCCTCGGAAAATTGTGGAGAAAAATAGTTACGGGAATAAGAGTTTGAGCCAGAATCGAACTTTTCTATACGAATACGAATCATTCTCAATACTTTTTGCATTACCATTCGCGTTCCCGCTCACACGAATACGAATCATTCTCAATACTTTTTGCATTACCATTCGCGTTCCCGCTCACACG